AAAATAAAACTTACAGGGTCATAAACCAATTAGTTAAAAAGAAATATATTGTCAGAGAAGAACACCGAACAGAGGGTAAGTACTCTAGTTTTAGCTACTACGTTTATGATTCACCATTTCCTTGTTTATCGGATACGGCTGAGCCGTATACGGCAAATCAGTACACTACTAAGTATAGATATATACTAAGTAAAGAAAAGAAACAAAAGGCAGAGCAGCCAAAAACTGCTCCAACAGATATAAATGAATGGCAATATTATAAAAATGTTCTAGCAGGTTATACCACTTATAAAGATGGAGAAGATATAGTTGGTCAGTTATTTGTTATGGCTGTCAAAGCAGGGTATAAGGTTAAGGAAGAAAAAGACAGGCTAGTGCTTAATGTATTGGCTAGAGGTTTGCAACAAGCACCTAAAGGCAATGTTCGTGCTTATCTATTTCAGATATTTAAAAATATAACTACAGAAAACAAAGTAGCAGCACAAGTTGATCCTGTTCGTAGTCGTTGGGAAGCTAGAGCAAAGTCTTATGATTATGGCAAGAATAGTTGGATATTTAAAAACTGTCCACCACCAGATGATCCAGACTTTAGACAACATTGTCCATCACAATACCTACATTTATTTGGAGTAACATAATGGCTGAATATTCTGCTGTAGACTTAGCTGATAGGTTCGAGGAAATGGTTGATGTTCTTAACAGGATGCCACCTGTTCAAAGAAAGCAGAAGATGGTGCATTGGCCAGATTATCCTAACGATCCTAACCAGGCTTATGGATATAATGATTATACAATATCAAGACCTAAACCAAGTGGTGAACAAATAGATAGATGCGATCAGGCTCTACTGTGGTTGTTGTATCTAGATAAGCCACAGAAAGAATTAATATGGGCTAGAGCAAGTAAGTTCTCATGGAGAAAGATAGCTATGTTTTTAGGATGTAATAAAGATACAGCTAAACTCAAGTGGACAGTCATATTGATGGAGTTAATAGAGAAGTTAAAAGATGAATAAAAAAATATTTTTTGTGACCACTAGACAAGTCAGACAAAATATGGGTATGTTTTTTATATACTGCATATCCTATTGTTTAAATGTTCTTTTTCCTAACCAACATCGCAAAACTTTAAGGTAAGCAGTATTTTATTATGAGAAACAATCAATCAAAGCCTGGCATAGATTGGTATGAGATAGAAAGCAGAGTCAAAGGTGGCGAGTCTTTATTATCCATTTCTAAAGATTATGACATATCAAGAGAAGCTATTAGAAAGAGATCACTAAAGGAAGGGTGGCTAGAAACTAATAAGAATATACGACTTGCAAGACAGGTTGTTGCAGTTGCAACTAAGGAGAAAGTTGCTGTAACCAAAAAGGAAAAGTTGCAACCTGTAATTCAACACAAGCAAATGTTTAAGAAAGATACACCAGAGATTAGAGATGCAATCTTGGTTCTGTTAAGTGACGGCAATCCTAGAAAGATAGCAGCAGAAGCTAATGGAATTAGTCAGATGTCGTTTAATCGTTGGATGGAAGCAGATGGACAGTTTGCTGATAATGTACGCAAAGCAGAAAGCACGGCTATCGTTTCCAGGTTGCAGAATATTGCAAAAGCAGGTAAAAGAGGTGATTGGAAAGCTGATTCTTGGTATTTAGAACGTACTCAACGTGAGATATTTGGTAATAATGATAATAAAAACAATGCCTTAGCTGTGCAGATAAATATACAAAGAGATAATGCAGCAGAGGTTATAGATGTTAGTACGACAGGTGCTAAACCTGTTACACTAGACGATTAAACTGTTGGTCAGCAACGATTACAGAATAGCCACAGACTATTACAGACTATTTCGATAAAATATAGCCCCCTATGCCAAGCCCCACAGCCTAGCTTTTTGCAAAGGCGAAGTCGATATACAAACACGCACCCACGCACCAAAAAAATAAAAAACTCAGGTTGCAGTCTGGTTGCAGTTTTTGGTTGCAACATAAAAAAATAACAAAATTCTGGTTGTCGACAACCAATAGGTAACCAAATGGAAATGCAGAGTAAATTCGCCAGAAACATGATGGCACAGAAGTTAATGTCTGAGAACAAGGACAATCCATTCAACTCTAGGTTCTTTCAGCCAAGTGATGCGATGGCAGCCCCAACAAGACAGGGTTTCAGAAATTTATTGTCTAGGATGGAGCAAAGAGACAAGCAAGGCACAGATGTATTCCCTGCATTAGCTATTGGTTCTGGTTTCGCACCGAGTGCAGGTATATCGGATGTTTTAGGTTTTGCACCTGATCCATTTAATCCTGGACAGACTTTGCCATCATTTAGTGAGAACATTGATCGTGGTAATTATTTAGATGCAGGGTTGCAGACCATTGGGGCAGGTGGAGATGTAATGTTAGCTGCTGCACCTTTTGCACCTGTATTATTAGCACCTGCTGCTGCAATGAAAATGACAAGTCAGATAGGCAAAGCATTAAGAGGTAGTTCTAAGGCTACTAAAGCAGCAGATGAAGTAAAAATATTGGATGATGCAGGTAGTTTAGCAAGGGCTAGAGAACAGGGTTTTGATGTAGATAATCCTGTTTATCATGGAACTAACGCAGAAAAATTAACTGAATTTAGAGAAAGTTCTATTGGTACTGCAACTGATGAGGGTTTTTTTGGCAGGGGTTTTTACTTTGCTTCCAATGCAGGTGAAGCAGGTTATTATGGCAAGAATGTTGGTAAATACGTTGTTAAGGGTAAATTATTAGATTTAAGCAATAAAACTGGTGATTATACTCTTGGGCCTGTTCAATTTATAAATTGGGCTAAAAAGTTAGATAAAATCGATATGCTTGATGTTGATACAAAAGCAGGTTTAAAAGGTGCAAAAAAATTAATTAAATATTTTGATGAGAATATAGAATACAAAATTGGACAAAATCCTGATGGAACAGATGGAGTTTTTGCAACCATTGTAAACCCAACAAGAAAAGTTGATGTTTATAAAGGTAAAGAATATCCTTTCACAGTTGACACTAGAGTTGATGCAAGAGGTTTTTTTCCAAAATCAAAAGAAGAAGCAAAAGAACAATTATTGAATGGATTTGCTTTTGAAATGCGAAAAAACCCATACAAAGAAATTGATTACTTTGTGGGATGGAATGATGATTTTTACACATCTTTAAGTGATTACATAAGAGTAGGTGGCAAGGGTTCAGCAGAATTAACCAAAAAAGCTAAAGCAGCAGGATTTGATGGTGTTAAAGCAGGAGATGAAACTGTAATATTTGATCCTAAAAACATAAGGTCTATAGATGCAAAGTTTGATCCTGCCAAAGCAGATTCACCAGATTTATTGTCAAGTGTAGATACACAGACAACTAGGTTTGGCTAATGGCAAAGAAGCTAATAAAACTAGATTACACTCCACAGCCTAAACAGGAGTTATTGCACAAGTGTAAAGCCAAGCAGATATTATTTGGTGGGGCAGCAGGAGGTGGTAAGAGCCATTCTGGTCGTTGGGATATAATAGGTTTCTGTTTAGAGAATCCTGGTTTAAATGCTTTTATATTTCGTAGGTCTTTGCCTGAGTTGGATAGTAACCACATTCAGCCGTTAAAGATGGAGATGCCTAGTGAGTTAGGCAGTTTTAATGAAACTAGAAAAAGGTTTGAGTTTTACAATAAATCGACCATACAGTTTCAATATTTGGAACGTGATAGTGACTGTGATCGTATTCAGGGAACAGAGATACACATAGCATTGATTGATGAAGCAGGTCAGTTTAATCCGTATCAGCTAGGATATATTAAGAGTCGTATGAGATTAGGTTCATTTGAGCCTGTTCAGAAAGATTATTTACCAAGATTAGTTATGACGGCTAATCCAGGAGGACAAAGCCACAATTTCTTAAAAGCCTTATATATTGATCCATCACCTGCCGAAACGTATTTTTACGATCATACGATGCGTGATCCTAATAATCCAAAGGATAAGGGTTGGTTATCGATGTATATACCTGCAAAGATGACCGATAATAAATACATTGATCCCTCATATGCGAGTTCATTTAGTGGTTTGCCAGAGGAGTTAGGCAGGGCATTAAGGGAAGGTGATTGGGATTTAGTTGTTGGCTCTTTCTTTGGTGATATATGGAAACGTGACTTACACGTTATAAGACCATTTGACATACCACAGCATTGGACAAAGTTTAGGTCTTTTGATTGGGGTTCTGCTTCACCATTTAGTGTTGGTTGGTGGGCTGTGGCACAAGGACATGAGACTATACCAGATGATGCGTTGATTAGGTATCGTGAGTGGTATGGGGCAGCAGGGCCTAACAGGGGTCTGCGAATGACTGCCGAAGAAGTTGGAGCAGGTATTAGGGCAAGAGAACGTGGCGATGGCAACATAGATTTCTCTGTTGGTGATCCAAGTATTTGGAAGTTTGATGGT